GGGAAGACATGAAAGCAAGAGTCTTCAGTGGTGGACAAACAAGGGATGGCAATGATGTATTATCATTACAAGGTCCTAATGCAGCAAGGGCAGGGTTTGGTATTGGAATGGGCTTAGATTACGAAGATTTAACTAAAAAATAAACCTATTCATGATATAATTAACTAACTTAACAAAAGGAGAAACAAATGGCAACAGCAGCAACAAAGGCAGATGAGAACGTTGTAGTTCTTATTGACGGAACAAAGGTTTCAGTTAGACCTTTAAAGATTTCGCTACTCCGTCCTTTTATGAAGAAATTTGAGGGTATTGCAGCAGTAGCAGAAGACAACGATAAGTCAATGAACATTCTTATGGAATGTGTTCAGATTGCTATGCAACAGTATAAGCCTGAATTGTCACAAGACCTAAAAGCCCTTGAAGAGAATTTAGATTTGCCTACAGTTTATAAAATTGTTGAGGCAGCGTCTGGAAATAGTCTTCCAGATGGTTCTTTACTAAATATGTAAATAAGAAGAGGTGTTATGAGTGGCTGATGTACAATCTAATATTCAAGTTAACCTTGATGCCTCTCAAGCACTTGCACAACTAAAATCACTTCAAGCACAACTTGCTCAGTTTAATAACGCAATTGCAACAAGCAATAAAGCAGCAGCAAGGGCCCAAGCCAATTTAACAAGTAATCTTATAAATAGTGTAAATGCAACTGGAAAGTTTGCAGCAAGCATTACAACAATAAAAAGTTCTACTGATAGTTTCACTGATTCACTAGAAAGAAATAAGTTTTCAACTCGTGAATATTTTAGGTATGCTGGCGGAGCCACTAAATCTTTTGGAAGACTTTTTAAAACAGAGTTTAACACAATTGGCAAGGTAGCAGAAGAACGTGTTAAAACAATGCAAACCCAATATATTAAAATGGGTAGAGATGCAAACGGTGCAATCAAGGCTATAGCCGTAAGACCTCTTGCATTAGACATGAATAATCTTGCAACTAAAACTGCATTGGCTGCACAAAAACAACAACTACTAAATCAGTTGTTAAAACAAGGATCAACCAATCTTTTAAATTTTGGTAAAAATACACAGTGGGCTGGTCGTCAACTTATGGTTGGTTTTACAATTCCACTTAGTATGTTGGCAGTTTCTTCAAGCAAAACATTTATGGCATTAGAAAAACAAGCAATTAGGTTTAAACGTGTTTATGGTGAAATGTTTACAACTAGCGCTGAAACTTCTAAAGCATTAAAAGAAGTTGAGTTATTAGCAAAACAGTTTACTAAGTATGGAGTTGCTGTTGAAAAAACTATGCAGATTGCAGCAGATGCAGCAGCAACAGGAAAAATGGGTGCCGACTTAATGGCACAAGTTGCAGAAGCAACAAGACTTGCAGTTCTTGGAGGAGTTGAACAAGAACAAGCATTAGAAACAACAATATCATTAACAAATGCTTTTGGAATAGAAGCAGATAAATTAAGAGGAAAGATTGATTTTCTTAACGCTGTAGAAAACCAAACAGTTTTAAATATTGAAGATTTAACTATTGCAATTCCAAAGGCTGCCCCAGTTATCAGACAACTTGGTGGAGATGTTGAAGATCTTGCATTTTTTATGACTGCAATGAAAGAAGGTGGCATTAATGCTTCAGAAGGTGCCAACGCATTAAAATCTGGCCTTGCATCATTAATTAATCCAAGCAAAAAAGCATCTGCATTTTTAGCAGATTTTGGAGTTAATATTAAGGGCATAGTTGAATCAAACAAGGGAGATATTAAGTCAACCGTTATTCAATTTGCACAAGCATTAGATACTCTTGATCCACTAAACAGAGCAAGAGCAATCGAACAATTGTTTGGCAAGTTTCAGTTTTCAAGACTTTCAACATTATTTCAAAACATTACAAAAGATGGAACGCAAGCATCCAGAACTCTTAATTTAGCATCAAACTCAATTGAAGAACTTGCTATTTTATCTGAACGAGAACTTGCTAAAGTAGAAAATGCAACTGGTACAAAATTCAAAAAAACAATGGAAGATCTTAAAGTAACATTAGCACCAATTGGAGAACAATTTTTAAAAGCAGTAACTCCAATCGTAGAATTTGTTGGAAAAATACTTGAAAAATTTAATGGACTTAGCGATGGAGTAAAAAGTGGAATTGTAAAATTTATTGGTGTTGTTGGTCTTATTGGTCCTGCAGTGTTAATGACATTTGGTTTAATTGCAAATGGTGCAGCAAATATTATTAAATTATTTATTACCTTAAGAAAAGGATTTATGAATATTGGTGGCCAGTCTAAAATTCTTGGCGAGCAAACCCAATATATGACTTCAGCACAACTTGAAGCAGTAACAGTTGCAGCATCATTAGATCAAGCACATTCCAGACTAAGACAAAGTTTTCTTTTAGAAACACAGGCTGCAAATCAATTAACAGCAGCATATCAAAGAGGAGTGGTTGCAGCAAATAATTTTGCTAGAGTAAATCCAGGAATGATGAAACCTGGTTTTACGCCAAAGAAATTTAATAAGGGAGGACTTGTTCCAGGAAGTGGAAACACTGATACCGTTCCAGCAATGTTAACTCCTGGAGAGTTTGTTGTAAATAAACAAGCAGCACAAGAAAATCGGGGATTATTACCAGCATTAAATCGTGGAGGATATGCTTTACGTAGTTTAGGAACTAAAATGGTTCATGGCTATGATACATCATTGCCAAAATTCCGTGTAGGATCAATTGAATATGCTAGAGCACTTGTTGCAAAACGAAGAGCACAACAATCATTTCTTGGAATGCCTGCTCAAAATGTAAAAAAGGCTCAAGAAAGACAAACAAGACAACTAGAACTTGATAAAATAGCAACCGAAACTTATCAGTCTCCTAGAGCAAAAAATATGCTAGTTACAAATCCTGGTGAAAGAGTTTCGCCTTCTACTGGACGCAGTTTCCCAAGTTCTTCTGTTGGAGGCATTTATAAAAAACCAAATGGAGATATGGTTTTTGTTAAACCAATGCCAAGTGAAAAAGCAGCATTAGCAGAAATGAGAGCAACGGAAATTGCTAGAGATGTTCATGGTCTTGTTGCTCCACAACAAAAATTAACTTTGATTGCAGATCCAAATGACCCAACTGGACATAGAAGGTATTTTGCTTTAGAGTCTAAAGTTGATCCAAGAATTGCAAACGTACCACAAGAATTTACTAAAGAACAAACAATTAAACAATTGGTTGCTTCAACTCTACGTGGCGATAAAGATTTGGCACCAGGAAATATTGGTGGAAATGTTTTAGCAGATGTAGGGCCTGCTGGCGTATTTAGCAGGGCATCAGGTGCAAAAACTGAATATGCAGCACAAATGCCATCAATGGAAGAACAAGCAATGATTAATCTTCTTGGTGTTAAGGGTGGGGCTAGAAAGTTTTTTGCTCAATCAACATCAGATATTGCAAAACAAATGTCTCCAGTTGAATATGACAGGTTGATGAGAAAAGAAATTAATGAAATTTTACCAAAATTAAAAACTAAAATCGGAGGTATGAATTTAACTCCAGAAGAACTTCCAGTATATGAAGCAATGATTGCTAGACTAGAGGCTGGATCAAAAGTTGATTGGACAAAATTTCAACCAATTCATGCTGCTGCATTAAATAAAGGCGGGTTTGTTGAAAGACAATTTGGAACTATACCACAAAATGTTATTGATCCTTCTGGTTTACCGAATCTAGGAACTACTGGAATGGTTGCTGGGCATTTTACTGCTCAAAATAAAGAAAATTTTTATGCAGATCCCGCAGATATACCTTTATACCATGAACCAGGAACAAGATTTGAAAACTATAGGGTAAGTTCTGGAGTAACAACTTTTATTCCACAAGGGTACAATCAATTTACTGAGTCTTATCCAGGAATAATAGTAGAGCCATACCCGCTTACCTATGACGATGCACATTCTACAAACAATAAATTATTATCTTATATAGATGAATTAAATGATGAATATGCAAAAGCAACAAATCAAGGACAAAGAACTAAGATTGCAAATAGACAATTAGCAGCAAGAATTGCTTTAGCAGAATTACAAGCAGATGCTCAAGCAATTTTAGGAAAAGGTAATAGGTCAGATCCAAGAAAGGCATATGTTGAAGCACAAGCAGATAGGTTTGCACTAACTACTTCTATGGCAGAAGGAGAGACATTTGAAGATCGTCAAAATCCAAATTCTATTTATGCAAAAAAACGAACACAATTTTTAAACGAGCATTCAAAAGGTAGCAGTACATTAGGTATTGCTAGAGGATTAGCCACACAAGCAAAACAAGAAATTAATCGTGGATATGAAGTTAGCAAAATAGAGAATGAAATTGCCGAAGCAAAAAAAGCAAAAGATACCAATAGAATAAAAGATTTAGAAAAAGCAAAACAAAGTATTATAAGTCAAGGAATAGTTCTTCAAGAAAAAGGAATGTCAGGAAAAAGTGGCAAAGTTACTAGAGAAACACAAGGCAAAGGAACACACAAACTTAGATTCGCTAAAGGTCATAATCAATTAATGCAACAAGAAAGAGCAGATAGAGCAAAAACAAGAAATGTACCATCTATGAGAGCAATTGCTGGATTGATGCATAGAAGTGGACAGTATAGCGCAGGAAAATTTGTAAATTCAGTTACAGCAAAATGGATGGCAAAAAACAAACTTCCTGTTCCAGTTGCAAAAGGCGGTTATGTTTTACGTTCAAAGGGAACAGGCGGTTATGGAGAACCAGAAACCGTACCAGCATTATTAACTCCAGGAGAGTTTATTGCAGATCCAGCACTGGCACAACAAATTGGTCCAGCATTGCAATATATAAATTCCGGTGGAAAAATTGAAAGACGTTCTAAAGGAACAATAGTTCCAGGAACAGGTAATAAAGATACAGTTCCAATGATGCTAAGTCAAGGATCTTTTGTTGTAAATAAAGGATCAACACAAGAAAATAAAGGATTTTTACAAGGATTTAATAAAGGCGGATTTGCTTTACGTAATGGTGGTACATTTGTTACAGATCCAAGAACTGGAAAACAAGTTCTAGATCTTTCTAGTCTTGGGTCATATGGCTCCGATAATGCAGAAGATTTTGACGGTACTAAACAAACTCCAGGAAGACGTAGAGCGTCAATGGAAAGGCTAAGGGCTTCAAGGGCTGGACAATTTGCTTCTAAAGCAAAAACTCCTATGCCAAAGATGGCAAAATTTGCTCCAGGAATTGGTGGACTTGCAATGGGTGCATCAATGGGATTAGGAATGAGTGGAAACATGCAAGGCTCAATGATTGCAATGGGACTTAGCATGGCTGCACCATTAATGAAAACTCCAATAGGAGCGTTAGCAACAATCCTAGTGGGTGTAGGAGCAGGGTACATGATTCTTAAAAAGAAAAATGAAGCATTAGCAGTAAAAACAATGGAGACAACCCAAGCAATGGGCGCTAGTTCAAAGTCTTTAAATGAATTGGCAGTTTTTGCTAATAAGGTTACTGGCACAGAACTAATGAATAGAAAAAGAGCAAACAGTTTTTCTCAATTTGAAATTAAACCAGGTAAAACAACTTTTGGACAAGCATATGTTCAAAGTGAAACGGGACAGCAAAAAATTAAAGATATTACAAGTAGTATGAAAGCAACCAACAAAGTTGACACTCAAGATGGTATTGCTTCACAACTAGCAACATCAATTGCAAGCGGTACTTTAACAGCATCACAAGCACAAAGCATTGCTGCAGAGTTAGGCAAACAACTTAATGACTATTCTTTTGGAATTAATGTAAACTCTAAGTTAATAAGTTTAATGGGTCCTAATGGAGAGAATGCTCTTAAAGATCCAATTGGAATTAGAGTTAAACTTCTTGATATTGCACAAAACAATATGAGAGGTTCTTCAGCAAAAGATTTAGCAAATAGTTTTAACCGTTTACAAAATCCATTTGGTAAGGGTGCCCGTAATGCAAAAGCAACAGGAACTGCCGTTGCACTTCAATCGATTTCGATAGAACAGAGTCAAGAACTTTTAAATTCTTTTGATGCTCAAACTCAAAAACTAATTGAACAATTAGAAATAAAGAAAAAATTTGTTGAGGCAGATAAACTAGCAAACAAACGTGCAAAAGAAAGACTTGTTTTAGTTGAAAAAGATAAAAAAATTAATGAAGAGGTTGTAAAATTTTTTGATGATGTAAGTGCGTCTAGTTCAAAAGCAGCCACATCACTTTTAAAAACTTCTAAAACAGGAGCAGTAGCAGCATATAAAGGTACAGCAGAACAAGATATTGCTGAAGGAGCAGTTGGGGCGATTAAAGATTTTAAAGGAATATCAGAGGGTCAAAAATATGCAATAAACTTACAACTTAAAGGAAAAAATATAAACCCTACACAAATTTTAAATTTATCTAATTTATTTAAAGATGATCAAAAAGGAACAGAAGCATTATTAAAAGTTTTAGTTTCTTCTCCAGCACAAGCAAATGAGGCATCACAAGTTGCATCAATGTTTGTTGACAAGTCTGGAGAACCATTAAAAGAAGTTCAAAAAACATTAGTTTTAAAAATGACTGAAGGTGCGTCAAATGTTAATCAAGACAATATAGAATTTTTCAAAACTATTGGCAAAACAGGAACTGTAGTAGATTTGGAAATTGTAACAAATTACCTGACAAAAAATAAAGGTGTGGCTGAAAATCTTAAAAATATTATTGCTCAAATTCAAAAAACAAAAGGAAAACTAACAATTGATATGTTGTCAAAAATAGATGGTATTTCAGTTGATGAAATAGAGGCATTAAGAGGTCAATTAGAATATTTAGACAAATTAGATCCAGATCAACAAAAAATATTTACAATAACTTTTTTAAGTAATTTTGGAGCACTTAGGCAGGAGAGTCAGGCACTGGGTGCTTATTTGGCTTCTATTGGAACTCCTATAAGAGCAATTGAAAAACAATTAAGTACTGCTGCTGGAAGAACAAGTGCTGCAAGTAGTAAAGCAGCAGCAGATGCAAAACAAGTTACAGCCCAACAAGAAGCAATGGCAGCAGCAGCAGATGCTAAAGCCGCAGCAGATGAAAAAGAAAAAGGTAGAAACTCACTACTTGATGACATGCTTAAAAAACTTAAATTATTTAATCAAGCAACGGTAAAAGCAACAGGTGGTTTTCAAGAATTACAAAGAGTTATGAACAGTAAAATTGGTGAAGGACAAATTAATTTTGATGGAGTTATTAGTAGATTAAGAAAAATGGGTGAAGGCAAATTAAGTGAAGATTATTTAGACTTTGTAAAAAATCTAACCCAAGAACAATTAGAAGATAAAACCCTTATGACAAAAATGGGAATAACAACTCAAAAGGCAAAAGGTGGAGGGCTAGAAGTAAAAGATGTAAACATAAAAAAAGCATTAGAACTTGATCAAGGTCTGGCTCGTGGAGAAATAGCACAAAATTACGATGACACAATAAAAGCACTAGCAGAGATGAAAAACAGAACAAATGCTATTAATATATTAAGACGACAAGGTTTTAGTGAAGCAGAAGCCAATAACGTAGTTACTACTGATGGAATTGCTTTAGCAATTACACAAGGAAAAATTGCTAAAGAAGATTTAACAAATATAAAAGAAAAACAAAAAGAATTAACAAAAGCAAATTTTGAATATGAAAGATTTACTAAAACAGCACAAATGGATGCAGCAGAATCACAAAGCAAACAACTTCAAATGCAAAGGCTGTACCTTGACTTACAAGAAAAAATAATTGAAAACGAATACGTTAAAGAAAAAACAGTATTAAACATGCAACAAAATAGAAACAATTATGCTTTAGATTTAATTGAACGAGAAGAAGAAAAAATTAATAAATCTTATGACAAACAAATTGAGGCTCTTGAAGAAATTAATAGATTAAGAGAGAAAGAAAATGAATTAACTTCTAAAAAAATGTCAATTGCTGCTGCTTTTGCAAGTGGAGATATGTCTGATGCAGCAAGAGCAATGCAAGAATATAGAGAGGCAAGAGTTGCAAAAAATGCAAGAGCCAGAATGGAGGCATTACAAAAAGCACAAAAAGATGCTATTAAAAGTGTTACTTCTCCAGGTGGAAAAACAAGAGATCAATTAGAACAAGACAGCAAAAATATTCAAAACAGAATTACAGACATGGAAAATCAAGTTTTAGAGAAAAAAAATGAATTAGACGAACTACAAAGATCAAAAGGAAGAATGACAAGGGATCAAATTGATTCAGCAATTTCAACAATAAATCTTGCAATTCAAGCATTAGGTCCAGAGGCTGCAAAAACATATTTAAAAAATATTTTTACTGTTTTAGATGGGCAGGCAGGAGCAGCCGATGCAACAGTTAAAGAACTTACTAAAGATCTAGACATTTTTATAAAGAAAATGGATGATGCAAGAATTGCTGCAGTTGGTCAGGCTTCTCTTGCTAGTAGGTTCTTGTTTAATCCAGAGGTGCCAACAATTAACCCAGTAGGATCAACTGGCGGATCAACTGGCGGATCAACTGGCGGAGCAACTATTACAACTCCTGCGCCTGCTGCTGAGCAAATTATTGATTCAACTGGAGAACTTTTAATTACTCCTAATAAAATTGTTAATGGTCGTATAGCCGACAGTCTGCCTTCTGTAGATTCGACAGTCGATACACTTAAAAAATTCAATGAAAAGATGATCGCTGATTTTGCAAAAGCACAAGGTAAAACACTACCAACTAAAAACCCAGTAACAGCAATCAACTATGGTAATTATTTAAATCTTCCAATCTTTAAATCAATGGGCGGAATGATTCCTAAATACATGGCAATGGGTGGTATGGTAAGAATGCCTTATGCAGAGCCAGCACCTGCACAAAAAATGAATATGGGCGGAATGGTTAGAAAATATATGGCATCTGGTGGTCTGGCTCGTGGAACTGATACGGTTCCAGCAATGCTTACTCCTGGAGAATATGTTATAAATAAAGATGCAACACAAAAATTTGGCCCACTACTTAGTGCTATAAATTCTCCAACATTTAAAATTCCAGGCTCTTCTGCTTCAAATTTTGCAGGTACAAACCCTTCCAATAACATAACAAGCACAGATAATTCCAAAACCCTGTATACTTATAATTTAAGCGTCAATGTTTCTAACAGCAATGCAAATCCAAATGATATTGCAAGAACTGTTATAAATCAAATTAGACAAATTGACAATCAACGAATTAGGAGTTTATAATGGCTACCGCAGCATATTTGACGGGGAGAGCAAGATATAGCAGACCTCAGGCCATATTATGGTCAGAGAACCCAGGAACATTACAAGATGGATTTTATGTGCCAGAAGGATTTGAGATAGGTTCTTATACCACATCAACAACTAATTTGAATAAATTTTTAATTTTGTCTGATCATAATCGTTCTCCCTTAGATTTTCAAACAGAAAGAATTGAACAAAGACAAAGAATGATTAATGGAAATATGAGGTCTTTTCATATTGCCGATAAAAATACTTTAAGCACAGGTTGGTCAAACTTGCCATCAAGATCTTATTTTTCTATTCCAAACTGGTCAAACACTACAGAAGGAAATCAGATTGCTGGAATTACAACACAAGAGCCAGAATACACCGCTGACGGGGGCGCAGGAGGCGTAGAAATGCTAGACTGGTATGAAAGACACACCGGACCTTTTTGGATGTTTTTATCTTATGATAAATTTAATAATTTTTCTGATGATGGAACTTCTGCACGTTATGCTCATTTATCTCAATACAATGAAATTATTGAAGTTTACATTTCTGATTTTTCATATACCGTGAATAAACGTGGACAAAATAATCATGATCTTTGGGATATTTCGGTATCGCTAGAAGAGGTTTAAGTGTTTTTAGATACAGCCTTACAGAATCATATTGAGTCATCTTCAACAATTGAAACTCGTGCAACAATTTTAGCAGAATGGAATATGAACGTTGCAGACAATATTTTTAAATTAGGAAATTATAGAAATAGAGATACAAAAAAAGCATCATTGTTTTTTGATAGTAGTGACATTGGAAATTTTTATACAGGAGCAACAGATGCAGACATTGTATTAGATAATGGATATGATAATGAAGAAAATCCTTCTTTGTTTTCTAAAATTAAAGATCAATATAATATGTTGTATTCTTTAGAAGATTGCATAAAACCATTCCGTCCAAGATCTGGAATTAATAAAGCCTTTTATATTGCTGGAAGGTATTTACATAATTTTAATACTAATCTAATTAATAATCAAGATTCATCTTTAGCAAATATTTCTACTAGTAGTTTTTTTACACAAAGACCAAGATACTATATGGCATCACGATACGATGAGTTTAAATACTGGACATCATACAGAACAGAACAAGATAATATAACAGATGGAGAGTCAAAAGAACGGGGTATAGCAAAACAATCTGGAACAAATCAATATCCAATTGAAGATGCTGCACCATTTGTAGTATATAAAGAAACTGTTCCAGCAAATAGAATTGTTGTTAAAATGCAAACACATGTTGGAACAAAAAACTTGGGCCCATTTAATACAAACACAGTGCCAATTGTAGATCCATTATATGGAGATTCAAACAAAAGAGTTCCACGTGTTTGGAAAATTGAATATTTAATTAATAATAATTGGACAACTGCAAAAAGTTTTGATGCTAATTCAATTAGAGAAGATGGTTCTGCAATTATTAAAGAAGATGGATATGTTGAGTTATCATATGGATTAATAGTTCCAAATAATTATAAAAATATATTTGTGCATGTTGCAAAAATATCTTCAACAACACTATTACCAGTTAAGTCAATTAATGGATATGCATATCTTGTTTCCTCTACATCAACAGATAAGGGAACATATCATATATGGAACAACACAACAAAACTTTATGAAACTTTTATTCCAGAATATGGTTGGAAACTAACAAATGAAAACTTAACAGACGAAACAAATTTTGTTACTGATTTTACTTCACCAGACTATTTTTTAAAAAATAATCAAAAAGTTTATCGTGAATTTCAATACATTCAAGGCATAAGAATTGTAGTAGAATTTATGAATAAATTTGAGTCTACTTTTGATTTAATAGAAATGTCTCCAAGACTTGTTGCTAACATATCAGATAGAACAATTGACTATAGTGTTACAAAACAACTTTCAGATCTTGGAAATAGTGCTTTGCCAGTTGGACAACTTTTAGCCTCTATTGGAAAAATTTCTATTTTTGATGATGACCAAGCGTTTAATGAAAACAATAATAATAGTATTATTTGTAATTATGTTACAAAAAATGTTAAGTTTAATTTTTATGAAACATTTTTAAATGTTAATGGTAATAGATATAGCGTACCAATTAAAACTTTATACTCTGAAGGAATGCCACAAGCAGATGTTACTGGTGGAACTATATCGCTTGAATTAAGAGATTTTTATTTTTATCTTGAATCAATAGAAGCACCTAAACTTTTTTTAACAAATATTTCTGTTAGTTATGCAATATCTATATTATTAGATTCAATTGGTTTTAGTAATTATATGTACAAAAGAATAGAAGGAGAAGCGGATCCAATAATTCCATATTTTTTTGTAGGTCCAGATCAAAATGTTGCAGAAGTCTTAGCACAGTTAGCAATATCAACACAAACAGCAATGTTTTTTGATGAGTATAATAATTTTATTGCAATGAGTAAAAATTATTTAATGCCAACAACAACACAAAGACAAATAAATAAAACTTTTATTGGATCAAAAACAAATGAAGATATTGGTATTATTGAAAATAAATTAATTACTGGAAAAAAACTTGCAAACATTATTTCAATTGCATCAGAAGATAAAAAAATTTATAATGATGGAAAGATTAATTACACTTCAAGATATATTGCTAAAACATATTCTGCAATTGGAGAAGAAAAATTTTCAAGCGTAGAAAATAAATATTGGGTGTACAAACCATCTTTATTATGGGAACTTTCAAATTATGAAGAATTAAAAGATTCAAGATCAACTGGATACACTTTGTCTGCAATTGCATTAAATTCAGAATTTACAATTTCTCCGCCAACAGTTGTAAACAATTTACTTATAAACAATGTTATTGATTTTGGAGAAGCAATTTATCTAATATCAAGAAATCAAGGATATTTTTATGCAAATGGAGAAATTATTAAATATGATGCAGTTCAATATTCTGTTGAAGGATTTGGAAATGTTTGGATAAGTAGTGATTCTGAATATAAAAATTATTTAAATAGATTAAGGTATGGTGGAAAAATTTTTGCAACTGGAAAAGTAAGAGTATATTCAGAGCCATACTATGAAACAATTAATGGAGTTATTAGAATGGTAAACGGGCCTGTTGCAAAACACGGAAGAGGTCAATTTGGAACACCAATTGTAAAACATAATGCATCATTAGACCCATACTGGATTAGTACCAACAATCGTAAAGGTTGTTTAATGGATTCTCAGTATTTGTTTGGACCAACTATTTTTGCAGGAACGCTACAAGTTGGAAGTGCTGGAACTTCTAATACTATTGCAAATTCTAGTTCTATAAATGGAGTAATTAAAAAATTCTTATCAGAATATACACACGCAGAAAATGAAATTACAGGAATTTATAATATTGATCCAAATAAAAACAATGGTTTGGTTCAATCTTCTGCTCTTGTTTTTAAAGGAAAAAATTTTTCTAACACAGATCCAAAACCAGTTGATCATATTTCATATGTGCATAAAACATTAGGTCAGGCAGGTCAGGCAGTTTTTAAACACTTTGGAACAAGAATAAGAATTATTGGAGATACTGGTGGAAGAGAAATAACAGAAAATGGTAAAGTTATTTATACAGCAACTCCTTTAGATGGATTTTCATATTATCAAAATAATTCAACTTCTCCAGAAGCCAGAATTAATATTGATGGAAATTCTGGAGGACTTGCAATTCTTTTAAATCCAGAAACAAATAATGGGTATTATTTTGAAGTTATTGCATTGGCTAATGGCACATCAGATCAGTCAAATATTATTTTTTATAAAATTCAACAAGGTGTTGGACAAACAAAAGCAATTCCAATATTATTGTTTAATGTTTTTAATGAACAAATACAATATGATGATGGAGATATGGCTGGTCTTTCAACAAAGTATAATGAAAATTTTACAACTGTTTATGATTTAGCAGTAGAATATGAAGACTTAGCAAATGGAAGCATACGAAGGTTTTATTTATACATAAACAATGTTTTAGTTGGTCAGGTTGATGATACATCACCATTGCCAAAATATCAATCAACTGCTATGTTTATTCGTGGATCTTCAAAATGTATGTTTGAAAATTTTTATGCTTTAACAGATAATTATGCACAAAATGCTGGATTTAAAACTGACAGCCAGGTTGCAAGAGTATTTTCTTCTTCAGCAATAACTGCAAATGATGCTTTAAAAAAATATTCATTAAGTGGAATTTTACAAGAATCATATTTAAAAGGTATTAGTACCAATACAATTCCAGGACATAGTATTTTTTATGATGAATTTGGAACAATTATGAGAGAATGTGCATACATCAATGCAAAATTTGATAATGCATATCCCGCACTATATGCAAAAATAGTTAGGGCACCAGATAAATTAAAAGAATTTACGGTTTCTGGATTTCAAGCAAATGCATATGGAGCAGAATTTTTAATTTTTAATGCAACAGATACTTTGTTATCCATTGATGACGAACTTTCTAATTCTTTAAGAATTAGTGGAATTGCTTTTACAAGTGATAGTAGTTCTGAATTAACAGTAGATGATTATTTTAAAAAAAGATCAAGTTTTTCAGACCCAGAACTTAAAGGTGATGTAATTATATATTCTCCAAACATAGAAAAACAAAAATACGATACACTTAAATTAAGTAGGATAAAATTTGGTAGAAATGATTTTAATATAGATGCAAACTATATACAAACAACAGAAGATGCAGAGCATTTAATTGGCTGGCTATTAGAGAAATTATTAGTTCCAAGAAAAGCAATTGGATTAAAGATATTTGCAGATCCAACAATTCAATTAGGGGATATTGTTGCGATTGATTATAAAAATAATGATAACTTAGATCTTGTTACATCATCTACTTCAAGATTTGTTGTTTATAATATAGAGTATTCAAGAAGTTTGAGTGGACCAGACATGACTGTATATTTGAGTGAGGTGTAATATGGGTTACATAGAAGACGAAATGGCAATGACTACTGAAATTATGAAAAAGGTAGACGCAACACCGCCAACTAATTTGATATACCCAGAAGTAATAGGTTTTCAAAAACCTTCAGTAAAAATTGCAGGACCTCAGTACGTAGAATTTAGAGAAGATAGTGGTGAAGATCAAGATTTTTTAAAAATTTTATTTTTTGAAAATATTAATGGTGTTGCATTACTTTCTTTAGTAAATAGTGCATCACTACAAACAGCAAACATTCAATATCAACCAATTTTAAATATGGCAGAAACTCAAAATGCTTTAGATCCAAAAACATTGTTGGCCCTGCAAGACACATTAGATAAATATTTTTTACAATTTCCAATAAAGTTACCAAGAACAATTCCTAGCGTGGGAAATGGGCCAAATGGAGAACACGTATACCTTGATCTTACTACTGGAAACTTAACTATAGATGTTATAAATTTAGGCTTAGCAGAAAACGTTGAAATTCAAACACTTCAAAATGGTACAATATATAGTACAAATCTTGGAAATGAGGAATCGTGATAACTAATAAAGGTAAAGAGATTATAGCCAAATATTTACTTGGGACAACTCCTGCCTATGCTTCATATATGGCCTTTGGATGTGGAGCAAAACCATTGTCCAGTGTAAATGGTTATGGAACTTATGATGATTATACTGAATTACAATTTGAAATGTTTAGAGTTCCTATTTCTTCAAGAGGGTATGTAAAGGAAGACATTGGAAATAATGAATTTATTAGTAAGATAGTTTTTACATCAGAACTTCCAACACAAGAAAGATACGAAATTACAGAAATTGGAATATTCCCTGCTGGAGGAAATCCCTCTGCTTCCGGATTCGATAGTCGAACCTTAATAGCCTTTGCAGAAGAAGAGCAATGGCAATATTTAGACACAACAGTAAAACCTATTTTAACAGTTAATCAGCCACTTGATACCCCAGCAGATGATAATATTATTAATACAAGTACAGCAGATTTTACTATAAATAATGTTGCTAGTTTACTTCCTAATGTTTTTCAAGTAAGTGCAGATAATAATATTTTCTTTAAAACAAACAGAAACACTAAAAATGAAAGATGTAGATATTTAAATAACATGCTTTTAGTAAAAGGTAATTATAGTGCAATTAAAGATGTTGTCAGTGCTGATTTATCTACTAGCAATGTTTTAGAAAATAAAAATTATATTATTAAAACTGGACTTAATATTAATTTAGTTCAAAATTCATTATCAGATAAAATTAAAATTGCTTTTTCACTTATAAATAAAAATGCTACTAGTTATACCAATCCAGGTAGTTTAAAAATTATTTTAGAATTTATTGATAGTAACGGAAAGTATGCAAGATCTTTAATTACGGTAACTAACAATGCTGGTGGAATTGATTTTTCTACAAATAGGTATATTGTACAAGAAAAAAGTTTGTCTGATTTTACCCAACAAACAGGATTTTCGTGGCAATATGTAAATTCTTTAAAAATATATTCTTGTGTTGTAACTTCAAATGCAGTAGTAGACACACACTATATTGCTTTTGATGCAATTAGATTTGATAATATAAGTACACAAAATCCATTATATGGATTGGTTGGATACACCGTTGTTAAAAATACAAATGGAGAAGCAATTGCAAAGTCTCCAAACACAAATAATTATGTTGAGTTTAGAATGGCATTAGATGTTGGAATTATTGGAGATATTCCATAATGGTAGATGCAAATATTAAAAAAATAAAAATATTAAATAAAGACTTGCCACCAATAAATACATTAAATCAACATGTACTAAGATATAAAGTAATTTCTGATGACAGAAACAGGTCTTCTGAATGGTCTTCAATTTACGCTGTTCCTTCCTATGCTATTCCATCACTTTCTACATCCATTATTAACTTAGCAATCGCTTCTGGTACCGTAACTGTTACCACAGCCTCTGCACACGGTCTTAGTGTTGGCCAGAGTGTTACTTTTTCTAACACAGTGGCTCCATTCACTGCTGTTACTGGAGCGCAAACAATCCTAACTGTTCCAACAACAAATATTTTTACAGTTCTTATTGGTTCAAGTACAGTTTCACCTGCTGCTACAACTGGTACTGTTGCATCTATTACTGTAAATAAAGTTGGAGTTACAACAGCCCCTGCTGGTTTTTTCTCTGTTTCTTGGACAGACACTAACCTAAGACCAAAATATGATGTTTTTGTTAAATTTGATAATGCAGCATCTTATTCATATCATGGAACAGCAACTGGAAATGTGTATACCTTTCCAAATACTGGAACAATTAATGTTAGAGTAACAATTCAGCCAGAAGGAATTTCAAAAATAAGAAACGTTGCTTTAACTCTTTTTGAGTCTGTCGTAATAGCAATACCATAAGTTAAATGATATAATGGAGGAATAATGGGAAAATTAATTGTGCCACAAAGAGGGCAACCGCTAGATGTTTCGTATATGTATGACATTGTTCAGGCTCTAAATGAACTTCAAGATCAAGTTGGATCTTCGATTCAAGATGTTCTTGTAGTAGTTGACGAAACCAATAAATCAAGAAGTACTAAAATGAATAGATCAGCAGCCTTTGGAGTTACTGCGCCAGTTATAACGGCAACAAGTGTTGAGTTAAATAAAACATATCCAGTAACAGTTTCTTTTGAAGTTAAGTTTAACTCTAAACCAATTGTGGTTGCTACGCCAAACAATATTGGTGGAACGGAACCAGGAAAAAGTGCTAATGTTGTTATTACAAAAATTACAAATAATAGTGCTGAATTTTTAGTAAGTTTTACCACTGCGGGACTTGCAACGGTTTCCTTAAATGTGCTTGCAATGGGAATTCCTATTTAATGAAATGTTCAAGATGTGGCGGTATTGTTTTTGTTGACAGACAATACAGCACAAAAGAACATCTTGAAGTGTATTGTGTAATTTGTGGTAAAAGAAAATTTTATCATCCACCAGACAGCAGTAAAGAGGGATCATGGATTCTACAACAGGAAATATTGAGGGCCAAAACTACAATCAGTCCGCTATAGTTTCGGGCAATAAGACTATTTGGTTTTTAAATAATGATTTAGTTAAGGTCCATCACAGAAATAGATCAGACGGAATTGTTGCACTTTATAATATAAATAAAGATAGGATTGAAACTTGTTTTATTGCGGAATTTAAAAAGAAAAGAGAAAAGGCATATACTATTGGTGAAACTGCTATACTTATCAATAGGCATAAAAAATATATTCCTACTCTTATTAAACGTGGAACAATTCCAGCACCAATAGGATCTAGCATAGGTGGAAAGCGTGGCTGGCAAATAAGATGTTATTATTCAGAAAGTCACATAAGGGAAATAAGAGACATCTTGGCATCAATTCACATTGGTCAACCAAGAAAAGATGGTCTTGTAACAAACAATATGACTCCTACCAAACAAGAGTTGACTAGAAGAATGGGCGATGGTATACTTACATATACGAGAACTGAAGATGGACGTTTTATTCCGATATGGTCGGAGAGTATCTAACTAACTGAATGGATGTAAAATGGAAAACGATAACACTAAGGTTTCTGTAACTTTAGGCTACACACTTAATCTTGGAAACTTCCAATCATTAAGACTTGATCTTGGAGTTGTTGACTCTAAGAAAGATGGAGAGACAACTAATGAAGCAATGGAACGTGTTTACAAGTTTGTTGAAGATAAACTAACTGACAAAATCAACGAAGCCAAAGCAGAAATTTCTGAGTAATGCCAGAGCGCAAAGACCGAATGGCTTTGCTTTCAAGGTATAGTAAATACCACAAAGAAAGATATGATGTAAAGCCATCAATGAATCTTAACGTTGAGCAATGGGCAGCAGATGCTCTTATTCAGTCGTATGGAATTGAAGAATGCTACGATATTTTAGAATACTATTTTAAAGTTACTGAGAGTCCATCTTGGAATACTTTTGCATACCAGGCAGAAAAAATTATTAAGGCTAAAAAAGATAAAGATCAAGATGATGTAGAACGTGCACAGAGAAGGTTAATGGCAAAGGAGTGGCTCAATGGCTAGCATTGAATCAAAGGTATTAAATGCAGTCTTAAAAGATAAACAAATTCATGTTTTATTACAAGCAAATGTTGACGGACTTCTACGAACACATCTAGATGTATGGACATTCATTAGAAAATATTTTGAGGCAAACAGTTCTGTTCCACCACTATCTTTAGTAATTGAAAAGTTTAGAGATTTTGAAGTAGTTGATGATGTTGGAGCAACCAAGCACCACCTTTCAGAATTACAAGGTGATTATTTAAATGATAGTCTTAAAACAATTCTACGTTCTGCAGCAGGAGAAGTACAAAGTGGCAACTCAGTAGTTGCCCTAGACTCTTTAATTACTCAAACCTCAGAACTTAAAAAGAATACATCCTCCGTTAGAGATATTGATGCCACTGACTTTGAATCCGCTGCTGCTTACTTTGATCATTTGCGTAAAATGGAAGAGGCTGGGATTACAGGGATTAAAACTGGATTGCCAGGATTTGATAACTATCTTCCAAGTGGTATTGCTCCAGGCCAACTGGGAGTGTTTTTAGCCTATCCAGGCATTGGTAAGTCATGGCTTGCTCTTTATTTTGCGGTACAGGCATGGAAGCAAGGCAAAACCCCATTAG